TGGCAAAAAAGTACGGCGTATCGCCCTGCACCATCCGCAACGTGATGAACGATGACACGTACAAGCGAATGTTGGCGCGCAAAAGGAGCCGCAATGCCCTGGCCAAACCGTCGTAACAAGTTTGGCGCGAAACCGACCGTCGTGGACGGCAAGCGGTTCATGTCGAAACTGGAGGCTGAACGGTATCGTCAGCTCGTGCGGATGCGGGACGAGGGGTTGATCGCCAGTTTTGAGTGCCAGCCGAAGTTTGAGTTGATCGCGGGTATCCGCTACATCGCGGACTTCAAGATCTGGTGGCTGGACGGTCGCATATCGGTGGAGGACGTCAAGGGGGTGGAAACCGAGGCGTTCAAATTGAAGCACAAGATCTGGAATTCACTGTACAGCGAAATTTACGGGCCGCTCCAGATCATTCGTCAAAGGGACGTCAAGAAATGCTCGTCAACGACTTAGAAATCAGTCAACGCGTCGCCGAAACAGGTCGTGCGCTCACCGAACTGGTGGGCATCCTGCACAATAACCTTGAACCAGCCGTACAGATGAACCTAAATACGCTCGCAAACGGTGGGCGCATCTTGGTTTGTGGCAACGGTGGATCGGCTGCCCAGGCACAGCACTTGGTCGCCGAACTGGTGGTGCGTTTCGAGACCGACCGTCGCGCCCTGAACGCCATTGCTCTGACTGCGGACACCTCGATCCTGACCGCGTGCGGCAACGATTACGGGTACGACAAAGTGTTTGCACGCCAGATTGAGGCGCTTGGCACCTCGGGCGATACCCTGATCGCGTTTTCGACGTCGGGTAAATCAAAGAACATAAAAGAGGCGATCCACGCGGCCCACAAAAAGGGGATGCGAATTTTGGGCATCAGCGGTCGTAAGGGCATGAATGCTCTGTGCGAGATCGACATCATTTGCCCTGGCGAATCGACGGCGGTGATTCAGGAAATGCACATGGTGGTTACCCACATGTTGTGTGCCTGCATTGAGAAGGGCGTGCCGAAATGACGCCGGCGGAAATCCTCAACAACATCGTGCAAACCCGCATCATGGTCATCGGTGACCCGATGTTTGACATCTACCACCACGGGACGGCGAGCCGGATTAGCCCGGAAGCGCCCGTCCCCGTGTTCGTGGAAGCCGCGACCGAATCCCGGGCCGGTGGGGCCGCGAACGTGGTTCACCAGCTTAAGGCGTTGGGCGTTCAGACCGATACGTTCTTCCCGAAGCAGCCGTGGACCGAAAAACACCGCTACATGGTGGGCAATCACCAGTTGCTGCGGGTTGACAAGGACTTGATCAAGCGCCCGACGTCGCTGCCCGACTTGTCCGGCTTGGATGCGGTCATCCTGAGCGACTACGGCAAAGGCTGGCTGACGTATGACCTGTGCCGACACGTCATCGAGGAATGCCAGCGGCAGGACACGGCGGTCATCGTGGACCCAAAAGGCACGGGTTGGGCCAAGTACGAAGGCTGTTCGATCATCTGCCCGAACGAGGTGGAAGCCCGTCACCACGAGGTGCACGACTTTGACACAGTACTGTTCAAGGAAGGCGCCGCGGGGATGCGCCTGAAGCAGTACGACAAGACGTATCAAATCCCGGCGACCGCGAAGGCTGTTTATGACGTCACCGGGGCCGGGGATACGGTCGTGGCGGTCTTGGCAGCCGCTGTGGCGGCGACCGCTCCGATGCACGAGGCGGCGATCATGGCGAACACGGCGGCGGGGTACGTCGTGGGCATCCCGGGGACGGCAGTCTGTTCCTGGGAAAAATTGAGGGACCTGACATGCAAATCGGATTCGTAAACGGCTGTTTTGACGAACTGCACGAGGGCCATCGGCTCATGCTCGCCGAATGCCTAGAGAACTGCGAGTACCTGGTCATCGCGCTCAATAGCGACCGCTGGATCCGTAAGAAGAAAGGCCCGGGCCGTCCGTCGCAGGACTGGCGGATGCGTATGTGGGCGATCTACGACTGGCACGTTGACCTGCGGATGACAAACCGGGGTGAAGTGACCCCCATTGCGGTGGTGCCGTTCGAGGGCGACGATCAGGGCCTCCTGATGCACATACGCCCGAACATCCTGTTCAAAGGGTACGACCACAGCAACCTGCCTATTTTTTATCGCAAGGTGGGGTGGAAAAAATTACCGGATGGTGAGAAGATCTTTGAAGGTCCGAAAATCCATCAGTGTCAACACTTGCCGGGTTTTAGTACCACCGCCATTTTGGAGCAGCGCAATGCAAAAGCCGAAAGGGTCGTACCCGACGCACAAGATTTGCCCGGCTGACTGGCGCGATACGCCAATCATCACGGGCGACTACGACCTTGATGCGACCATTATGCACCGCAACAACAAGGACTTGCCGCATCGGCTGGAACTGTACACGCGGCGCACCAAATCACCTTACGGCGCCCTGAGCGCCTACAACGCGATTCAGAACTACCACGGAGATACCTGATATGTCTGCTGACAGCGCGCATAAGTTCAAGCCGGGAATGGCTAAGAAGGCACCGAAGGGTAAGGGCGTGCAGACCGAAACGCCGAAGCTCAAGGGGCCGATGGGATACGAAAAGCCATCGGCGAACAAGACCCGCAGTTGATCGATTGGCTCTGGGGCGACCCCAACCAGGACGATGACGAGACGGTTCCAGTCCTGTTCATGGACTATCACGTTGAGCGAGATGATGATGCCACTGAAGAAGGGGACGAGTAAGAAGGTTGTCAGCGAGAACATCCGCGAGATGGTCAAGTCAGGACACCCGCAAAAACAGGCAGTTGCAGCCGCTTTGTCGACGGCGCGCAAGAAGAAGTAAACTTAGTTGACACAATGACTAAAGCCTTGAAACAGCCTCACCGTTCCAAAGGTGGGGCGCCAGAAGGAAATGACCACGCAGCCAAGGGCGCCGAGTTCAGACACGCGATCAGGCGGGCGCTTGCTCGGGCTGGTGGGACGGTGGACAAAGGACTCGACAAGCTCTGCGATAGTCTTATCGTGGCGGCTGGTAGCGGAGAGCAATGGGCGATGCAGATGGTGGCAGACCGTCTGGACGGTAAGGCAGCTCAGACGGTCTACGTAGGGGAAGCACCGGAGGCGATTGCAGCACCACATGGGGACGAACTCACACAACGGCTCAACCGCGCACTCGTTGGACGCAGTGCGGTCGAGACTCAGGACCACACCGTTCAATAGCCTGTTGCCCGTCTGGGACGCCCTGGACAAGAACGGCACGGACTATGCGGCCATGCGGTGGTTGGCCACGGCGGATCGGTACTATCTACTCGTCAAGCTGCTAGGCCGCACCGATGCCTGGCATCCGTGGCTGTACGCTCGATGCCGGGAAGTCGAGGCGGCGCCCGATGGCTACCTTGATCTGTGGGCCCGTGAGCACTACAAGTCGACCATCATTACCTTTGCCGGCATCATCCAGACGATCCTGAGCGACCCTGAGATTACGGTCGGCATCTTCAGCCACACCAAGCCGATCGCCAAGGCGTTCTTGGCCCAGATCAAGCGTGAGCTGGAGAACAACCGGCTACTACAGGCCCTGTTCCCCGAGATTTTGTACGCCAACCCGTCAGCCGAGTCGCCCGCGTGGTCGCTCGATGGCGGCATCATCGTCAAGCGCAACAGCAACAGCAAAGAAGCCACGGTTGAGGCGCACGGCCTCGTGGACGGTCAGCCGACATCCCGGCACTTCAAACTGCGGGTGTACGATGACGTCGTGACCTTGGAGTCTGTCAGCACGCCCGAGCAGATCCAAAAGACTACCGAGGCGTGGTCCATGTCCGACAACCTCGGGTCGTTGGGCGGCAAGGTCTGGCATATCGGGACGCGATACAGCTTTGCCGACACCTACCAGCACATTATGGCGACTGGCGCGGTTCGGCCACGCGTCTACCCGGCCACCCATGACGGCACCAAAGACGGGCGGCCGGTCCTGTTCAACCAGTCCGAATGGGACAGGCGCGTCAAGACGCAGTTAGAGTCCACCATTGCGACCCAGATGCTTCAGAACCCGTTGGCAGGGTCGCAGCGGTGGTTCGACCCGGATGACCTACAGATCTACCAGGCACGCCCGGAATCGCTCATGGTTTACATCATGATCGACCCGGCTCGGTCCAAGAAGAAGGGCAGCGCGAATACGGCAATGGCGGTCGTGGGCATTGACTTCCAAGGCAACAAGTACCTTTTGGACGGCTACGACCACAAGATGGACCTGCTCGAGCGGTGGAGCGGGATGCGTAACCTATGGGCCAAGTGGCGGTCGGCCCCAGGCGTGATCGGCGTCAAGGTGGGTTACGAGCGGTATGGCGCTATCGCGGACATGGATTACTTCCAAGAGCGCATTCGGGTCGAGAACGTCCAAGGCTTGGACATCGAGGAACTGGAGTGGCCTGCCGAAGGGCCGGGGTCGAAGGATGACCGCGTACAGCGCTTGCTGCCCGACATTCGTGGCCACAACTTCCACCTACCGTACGAGCCCGCCGATGGCGACCCTGACCTGACCGATCAGCAGCGGCGCATGATCGGGGCCGGTTACGACTACCGGATCGCCAAGCCGATCATCCAGCGCGACGAGAACGGCCAACTGTACAACCTCGCAGAACGGTTTAGAATGCAGGTGGGTTATTACCCGTTCGCGGGCCTTAAGGACTTGATTGACGCGGTATCGCGCATCTATGACCTTGATCCCCGACCGCCTGAGTACATCGACAGCAACATTTTGGAACCGGAGCTGCTGTGAGACTTGACCTGACCGACAACCAGATCCGTAACCTGCTCCGCACGGTGGATCGTATCGCTGACGGTCGGGGACATCTCACCACGGTTGAGGCGGGGCAAATCCGACGCATGGCAGGCGAGCTGCAAGAGCTGCGCTCTCGTGAAGCCGTCACGCGTCACCTGTCCAACCTTGAAGGCACCTACTAATGGCACGCTCAACCGTACCCGCCAGTCTTGGCTTACCCGTCACCAGTCGGGTATTCAGTTGGAACGAGATGTGCCGACGCGCATGGGGTAGCGAGTTCAGCGCGCCCGATCACCGAGTTTACGAATGGTCAAACGGGCGAGGGTTTGACAGCACCGACCGTGGCACGACGGGGTTCTACACGCCCGACGTCCGCGACATCCTCACCGAAGCCGGGTACGCGATCCAGATGGAGCCGCCTGCAGATTCGGTTGGCGACCCGATCCTCCGAGAGTAACCCATGCCAAAGATTTCCCAATTCCCATCGGGCGGCCTTGCCCAAAATACCGACCTGATCCCCATCGTGCGTAACGGTGGCGACTACACCATCACCGGCTACAACCTGGCATCCCTCGCATCCTACGGTCAAGCCTACGTCGGCACGTTCACGGCAACGGCTGGCCAGACGGTGTTTACCCTGCCCGCGTCACCCGGCTCGTTGGCTAACCTTGCTATTAGCGTTGACGGCGCCGTCATGGTGCCTGGCACCGACTACACATGGACGACCCCGACGACACTGACGTTCACTTCCGGCCTGTCCAACGGCCAGACGGTGCTGTACCGCTACACATCCAGCGTGCCAGTCGGTACGGCTATCGCGGGTGGCGTCAACGGGCAGCTGCTGTACAACAATAGCGGCGTGGTGAACGGCTTCACCATGAGCGGCGACGTTACTGTCGTGCCGACCACGGGCGTGGCGACGGTTAATGCGCCGTCCAGTCACATCACCTACACCCAAGGCGGCACGGGCGCGACATCGAGGACGGTGACGAGCAAGTTGCAGGAGTCGGTGTCGGTACTCGATTTCGGGGCTGATCCGACGGGTAGTTCGGACTCGACCACGGCGATTAACAATGCCATTGCCACAGGCAAACATATTTATTTCCCGTCAGGCAAGTACGTCATTTCAAGCACGGTCACAGGTTCAACTGGCGCATGGATCGGCGACGGATCTGGTGATGTTTACGACAGTACATGGAACGCTGGAACAACGATGTTTGTTCTGTCGGGTACGAATAGCGGAAACGCTTTTTTGTTTCCCCCGAGCGTATTCCAAGGCATTCATGTCAATGGTTCAAGCACGGCAACTATCGGTATTCAAGTTGGACAAAACAACGGCACGTTTGTCGGTTTTCTAAAGTGGCGTGACATTACCGTTCGTCAATGCGTCCTTGGAATGCAGATGTACAACTGGTACATGGGTGACTTCAGCGACATTACGATTGCTGGAAACACTAACGGAATTCGCATCTCACCAACTGTTACGACGCCCGATGGCGGTTACTTTACGTCCACTTCGTGGAAAGACATTTACATCGGTTTCAATACCGGATACGGGTTATACGTCAGTTTGCCGTTGAGTTCTAGGTCGTGGAATTGGACTAACGTTGTTATTGAAGACAATGCAACGTCAGGCCCATATCAGGCGTATTTGCAAAACGTTAATGCAACTATTCGCGGATTGTATTGCGAAGCCACATCGGGTTATCCCGTTATCTCAACCAACAATTGTACGCTTCACGTTACCTATGGATTCTTCAATGGAACCGGTGGATGGGACGCAACCTCAAATGCGCTCACTCTTGTTTTGGATGAAGTCAATTTTGCAACGGCAAGTGACGTATTTTTAAATTTGGCATCAACAGCCAAGATTTACGCCAATAACTCAACGATTCAAACTGACTTACGCTCCGCAGGTAGCACCACTCTCGGCGGTTTGGTCAATACGACAACAGGCGGCGTATTGGTCAATAATCGCCCAAAAGTATTGTCTCTTGGCGGTCCATCAGTTGACGGGCAATATCCGAGCGACTTAACCAACGATTGGACATACACGACAACTGTAACGTCAACTGTTGCCGCGGGCGCGACGAATGTCGTTGTCACAAACAAATATTTATACAATCTTTGGACTGGAGGCGTGTTGGGGGTTGCAAACGTCAACGGTTATTACCCTGGCCTAATTGCAAGCGTAACTCCCGGCAATACCGGTTCACCGCATTACTTTTGCGTAACGCTGACAAACACTACCGCTTCGTCCATAACGCTGACCGGCGTGGGTATTTCGGTTGGGTTTATTAAATCCAACGCGACGGCGTTCTAACCATGATCCACGCCGACTTCAACGCGCGCGGCCAGATTACGTCGGTCGTAAGGAAATAACATGACAGCCTCATACAACCTCTCCCAGCTCGGCAGTCACTACAATCAGGGCGGCACTGGCGCTGTTGACCGCACTACGGCGTCAAAGCTGCAAGAGTCGGTGTCGGTACTCGATTTCGGGGCTGATCCGACGGGGACAAGCGACAGCACTACGGCAATTCAAAACGCTATCA